TTAGAGGGCCAGACTTAGCTGATCCCTTCCATAGTGAGACGCCGGGAAGGCATCGCGGGGGATGAAGTCAGGCGGTAACGGTGCAGTACCTGCACGTTTTGTTACTTCCCTTTCCACGCTATTTAGCGTGGTGAATGATCGGCTACATTCCAGATTCTGGCACTGGTGATATTGCCGGATTGTCATATCGGTTATTTTACGGCTGGTACGGGTGCGGGCCATAGCGCCGCAAAATGGACATCTGAACATAATGATGGCTCCCCTGTGGGAGTTGAACTCCATTTCATTTTATTCAGTTTCCGCTATCCAGTCAGGTATTTTTGCTTCCAGCTCCAGCCGGGTGGTAAAACCGCTGTCGTCTATGACGTGCTCAGCCCGTGCAATAATCCAGTCCTGATTGTCTATTTCATCCTTAAATCCGCTAACGGTAACGTGCATTTCGGGGTATAGCTCAGCGCGGCCACGCGCCAGAGTGATCGAAAACTCTGCTGCGCCACGCTGAAGCTGTTGCCACTTTGCCGCCGCCGCACGTTTCGCCGCCTCTTCATTCTGGTAAGTCTTGCGCAGCACATAGACGTTACCGTCTGCGCCCTCCATGTAATCGCCCTCACGGCTGCTGCTCTTCTCTTTTTTAGGCTTTGCAGGCTTGCGGCGCTTAACACTGACCTTTTTCTTTTTGCCAAAATTGAGATCCAGCCAGTAAGCCCTGACGCCGGTATACGCATCCCGATCGGCAATACGGAATCTGTGCCGGTCGCCACTCGTGCGGTCAATGCTGGCAGAGGGTAGCGCCTTCCCGTCAGCGGCCACACCACCACCCGGCAGGATAAATAGCAGACTGCCGTTCTTGACGGTGGCAATTGCGCCCAGCATTTCCGCCATGCGGGTAAGGAATGACATATCGCTTTCCTGCGTCTGGTCGGCGTGATCAATCTCAATATCCATGAGCATTTCACTGATCTGCGCATTCAGCCCGTAACGGTGTGCAATGGCCGACACGACGCGCTCAACGGTCACGTCATGCCATGAGACCTCGCGCTTTACGTTGAACTCTTCGCGAAAATCGGCGCTGCGGGCAGTAACGCCAATGGTATCTGCCGGGCCTTCGTGGGATACCTCGTCAACCGTGTACAGCCCCTTGTAAATCAGCGGTTCACCCAGCCAGCCAAATGATACGGCAAGCTCGGCACCGCGCGGCGGCAGTGCAACCATACCGTCACTATCATCAATGGAAATAGATAGCTGATCAGCATCAAAGCCCCTGTTGTCCGTCAGTGACAACGACATGATCCGATCATCAAGCTGCGTCAGTACCTTGCCGCCCATCGTAATGCAGAATCCCGGACTTTTTACCGCCTCGGTAAGTGAATCGTTATAACTGCTGACGGCGTCGTTAAGTGATTTTGTCAGGTCTGTAAGTGCCATGCTTTCCCCCTTCTTCCGGCGAAGGATCCCACGCGCGCGGGAGAGACCAAATCGGTTTTTGTTGTCGCCGTCCGGCCAGACCCGCAATAGCGTGAGTGGCGGTCAAACATGGGGGATTATCACTGCGAACTCAATAACGTAATGGTGGAAACTATGGCGGAATCTCGCTTTCATGGTGCCCGCATTCGGGAGAATACCGACCTTGTGGCGGCTATCAATGACATTGAATCCAGTGTCATTGGGGTTGTCGCCGTGGCGGATGATGCCGACGCGGAAACCTTTCCCCTGGATACCCCCGTGTTAGTGACGCGGGTTAACAACGTGCTGGGTAAGGCGGGTAAAACCGGCTCCCTGTACAAAACGCTTAAAGCCATCGCTGACCAGACCAGCCCGAAAGTGATCGTTGTGCGCGTGGCCGCAACTACCGAAGAGGAAGGCGGTAAAACACAGTCGCAGCTCATCATGGGCGGCACAGCAGAAGACGGCAGCTATACCGGTATGTATGCCTTCCTGACGGCTGAACAGAAGGTTGGCTATCGTCCGCGCATTCTGGCGGCACCAGACTACGACACGGAAGAAGTGACCTCCGCGTTGTGCATCATTGCGCAGAACCTGCGCGCGTTTGTCTATGCCAGTTGTTACGGCTGCAAGACGATGGCTGAAGCCATTGCATACCGTGCGACCTTCGCCTACCGCGAACTTATGCTGATCTGGCCTGATTTCATCGCCTACAACCCGCTGACCGGAGAGAACGAAACCTTCCCTGCCCCGGCGTATGCCTGCGGACTGCGTGCGCTGATTGACAACAATCAGGGCTGGCATAAATCGCTTTCCAACGTGTCGGTCAACAACGTGCTGGGTATTTCGCAGGATGTTTTCTGGTCGCTTCAGGCCGAAGACAGCGACGCGAACGAACTCAACAACAAGGAGATCACGACGCTCATCAAGCGTAACGGTTTCCGGTTCTGGGGCAACCGCGTTACAGACACCAAAGATTATATCTTTGAGGTTTATACCCGCACGGCACAGATTCTGGCTGACAGCATCGCGGAGGCGCAATTTGAATCAGTGGACGAACCGCTAACCCCGGCCAACGTCAAGGATGTGGTCAGCGGCATAAGCGGTAAGCTCAATTCACTGGTGACGCAGGGACGGCTAATCGGCGCTGAATGCTGGTTTGATATCCTGGATAACCCGACAACCGGTCTTCGCCAGGGTCAGGTGCGCATTCGCTATAAATATACGCCGGTTCCACCAATGGAAGATCTGACGCTCTACCAGACCTTCACCGACGAATACTTTGAATCGGCGTTTTCTTCCCTGGGAGGTGCATAAATGGCGGTTCCTCACAAACTGCGCCTGTTCACCTGCTTTGTGAACGGCAGCAACTGCATTGGCAAAGTTTCTTCCGTGACGCTGCCAAAACTGACCCGTAAGACTGAAGACTTTCAGGGCGGCGGGATGATTGGCTCTGCTGCGGTAGATCTCGGTCTGGACAGTGGCGCACTGGACACCACGATGGTGGTTGGCGGTCTGGTTCAGTCGCTTTTGCTGAACTATTGCGGCGATATCGACGAGACCCGTTTCCGCTTCGCTGGTGAGTATTACACCGATGGCGAAAGCCTGCTTGTTGAGGTTGAACTACGCGGCCGCATCACCGAAATGGACGGCGGCGAAAGCAAGCAGGGAGAAGACACCTCCGTCAGCTACACGATGAAGAACACCTATTACAAGCTCACTATCGACGATAAGCCGCTGTTTGAGTTTGATCTGCTGAACTTTATCTACAAGAAAGACGGCAAGAATATCTACCCTGACCGCATTACGTCTGCGCTGGGAATGGGTAACTGATTAACCTGATAAGTGGCGGCACACCCGTGCCGCCTGGAGCATTCAACAATGAGCAAGAAAACTGATAACGCCATTACGCTGGCAAAACCCGTTATTCGCGGCGATGAAAAAATTACTCAGGTAGCGATCACGGATGAAATCAAACAGGCTGGCTCCCTGCGCGGTCTGAAGCTGGTCAACGTGATGAATATGGATGTGGATTCGGTGGCGGTGCTGCTGACCCGTGTAACGTCACCGCGCCTCAAGCAGACCGAAATTAACGAAATGGATACCCGCGATTTCGTCAGCCTGTCAGAAGCGCTCGTCCCTTTTTTGACGCCTGCGGGGTCTGGAGCATCGAACGAGGCGGAGACGGAGAATCAGTAACACTCCTGCGGTTCGACCTGATCGACGATCTGGTTGCTGATATCGCGCTTGTTTTCAACTGGCCGCCCTCTGAAGTCTTCACGATGGAACTGGGCGAAGTCATAGCCTGGCGTGAGCGGGCGGCTGTCCGAAGTGGAGCCAGTGACAGTGAAAAGCCTTAATATCCGCGTCGCGTTCAGCGCGATCGATAAACTTACCCGCCCGGTCAATGCCGCCCGCCAGAGTGCGGGCGGTTTGTCTGAATCCCTCAAAAAAACGCAGTCCAGCATTAAGGATCTGGACAGTCAGTCCCGCACATTCAACCGTCTGCGCGACAGTGTGCAAAAGACCTCCCGCAAAATTGACGACGCCAGCCGGACGCTTGAAGGCCTGAATCAGGCGCAGCGGGAAGGTACACAGCTTACAGACAAGCAAAAAGCACATATGGCAGCGCTGGCCGCAAAGCTGGAGCGCCTTAACTCTGCACGCACGCAGGAAATGGTCAAGCTTCGCGCTGCCTCACAGGCGCTGCGCAGCCACGGCGTTTCGCTGGTCGGCAGCGATCGCACCATTCAGAGCGCCATACGCCGCACCGAACAGTACAACCAGACGCTGGAGCGGGAACGGCGACAGCTTGCCGCTGTCACACAGGCACGGGCGCGCTACGACCAGATGCAGCAAACAGCGGGCAAACTTCGCGGCGGTGGCACGATGGCCGTTGCCGGGGCCACTGCTGCCGGTTACGCAGCGGGACGCTTCTTATCCCCCGCTGTTGGGTTTGACCGGGAAATGTCCCGCGTGCAGGCGCTGACTCGCATAGATAAAAGCTCCGTTGACTTTTCCGCACTTCGTGAGCAGGCCAAAAAGCTGGGCGCTGAAACGCAGTTCACCACGACTGACGCTGCCAGCGGTCAGGCGTTTCTCGCTATGGCCGGTTTCACTCCGCAGGCCATTCAGGCCGCACTGCCTGGCGTACTTAATATGGCGCTGGCCGGTGGGATGGATTTAGGTGAAAGCGCCGATATCAGCTCAAACATCCTGTCTCAGTTCCGCCTCGATCCCAAAGAAATGGATCGCGTCAGCGACGTATTAACTGGCGCGTTCACCCGCACCAACACCGACCTGCAAAATATCGGTGAGGCGATGAAGTACGCCGGGACAGGTCTTTCCAATCTTGGTGTCAGCGTCGAACAGACCACGGCCATGATCGGCGTAATGGCGAACGTAGGCCTGCGCGGGAGTATCGCCGGTACAGGTTTGCAGGCCACATTTTCACGCCTTGCCGCACCAACCGGCAGGGCAAAAACCGCGCTTAAAGAATTGGGCGTAGAAGTCGCTGACGCAACGGGGAAAATGCGCCCTGCTGAAGTGGTTCTAACCGATCTCTATAAAAAGATCAGCAAGTACGGGGATACCGATAAGCTCTCATTCTTCAAAGATATTGCCGGTGAAGAGGCGTCAAAGTCATTCCAGGCTCTGGTTATGTCAGCCGGTAGCGGTGAACTTCAGAAGCTGCTGGGTGAACTGAAAAACGCCAAAGGTGAGGCGCAGAAAGCCGCCAAAATAATGGCGGATAACCTTGATGGCGATCTCAAAAATCTGGACAGCGCCTGGGAAGGCTTCCGCATCCAGATTAACGATCTCGTCGATAATCAGCTTCGCGGCCTGACTCAGGGACTGAGTGACGTTGTGGGGAATATGACGCAGTGGGCTAAGGAGAATCCGAAGCTCGCACAATCCATGCTGGTTGTCGGTGGTAGCGTTCTGGCACTGACCGCCGCCATTGGCGGCACATCGCTGGCGATCGGTCTGCTGATGGGGCCACTGGCTAAACTTCAGTTAGGTTTTACCCTGCTGACAGGGGGCAGAGGCATAACCGGAACGATTGCCGCTCTGCGAACACTCGGCACAGCTTCCGGCCCGGCAATGGCAAGCGTGCGCGGATGGGGGCCAGTTCTCGGCTCGTTAGCAGGAAAAATGCGCGGAGTTTCAACCATCATCCCCGCTATGCGCGGCGCACTCATGGGGGTATTTCTTGCACCTGGTGCCGCGCTGGGAGCACTGACAAAAAACCTCGGAATGCTCGCCCTTCGCCTGACAGGTTTACCGGCCATATGGAGCATGATCACTGCGGCGGTGTCGATGCTGGGTACAGCGTTGTCGCTGCTGTTTAGTCCGATCGGCCTGATAGTGGCGGCATTTGTTGCTGCCGGAGTGCTGATCTGGCGGTATTGGGAGCCTCTTAAAGCATTTTTTGCAGGTGTATTTACCGGCATCATGGAAAGACTGGCCCCATTACGCGAGACCTTCGCGCAGTTCAGCCCCATCTTTGATGCAATGAGCAACGGTATCAGCCAGGTCTTTAACTGGTTCAAATCTCTGCTTTCCCCGATGGAGTCCAGCAAGGAAACGCTGGATAAATGCGCCAGCGCCGGTGAGGTGTTCGGCAACGTTCTGGGCGGTGCGCTCCAGCTTGTCCTGGCTCCCGCAAAAATGCTGCTGGATACATTAGCCTGGATCCTTGAAAAGCTCGGCGTTCTGCCAGATGAGGCCGAAAAATCCAGGAAGAAGATCGAAGACGCACAGCGCATGGCCGTTCTTCAGGATAAAGTCGCCCTTCTTCAGGGAGATATCGCTAAGGTTGCGCCGAAAAAAGTTGAGGTGAATAACGTTCCGCCTGGGGCACCGCAACCCACATCACCGCTGACCGGCGATAACGGCACTATGCGCCGGTTGCAGAATATCGACAGCAACACCAAAGCGACAGCCGACAACACGAAGAAAATCGGCCCCGGCGATATCGTGTTTAAAAACCTGCCGCGTGCGCTGGCCGTTCGTGGGGAGTGGAAGGAATCGCAGCTGGCCAGCACTGTCAGGAACAACGGGTTAAGCGCACGCCCCGCAGTGGTAGCGGCATCGCTTCCCGTTAAACAGGCTGAACTTCTGCCAGTCAGCCGCAGCGCCAGCAATATACCGGTTGCCACTGGCGGCTTTACGGGCGAAATCCACGTACATATGCACGGCGTTGACCGGCAGGACGCGCGCGAAATTGGCCGGATTGCCGCCGACGCGGTGAATGCTGAAATGGCCCGCCTTGCGCGGCTCAATCGCGGCAGCTTCAAAGACAGAGATTAAGGGGAAGCAACATTATGATGATGATATACGGGATGTTCGTTTTTGAACTGAAAACGCTGCCTTACCAGCAGTTGCGCCATTCGCTTAACTGGCGGCATGTGAAAAATGACCGCATCAACCGATCGGCAAAATGGCAGTACATCGGCGCGGGGGAGACGCAGATCAACCTTGACGGGGTGCTTTACCCTGAAATTACGGGCGGCGATGTGTCTCTTACCGTTCTGGCAACGCAGGCATATACCGGGCGTCCCTGGCCTTTAATCAGCGGCGCGGGGCAGATTTACGGGATGTATGTGCTGACCGGGCTACAGGCCACGCATACGGAATTTGACCGTTACGGAAAGGCGAAAAAAATAGAGTTCTCGATTAGCTTCCAGCGCTGTGATGAAGACCTGCGCGAGCGCCTGCAAGCGTCGTCCGTTGGCGATCTGCTTTCGGGGCTGAAGGATAAAGCCACATCCGCCTATAACTCTACCAGTAGTACGCTGTCGGGCCTGTTATGACGGCATCCACATAAAACTAAAGCGGGCATTTGCCCGCTTCTCTTTACAAACTTAGCAGCTCACAATTTTTTACCATCATGAGAAAATAGGTCTTTAGGCTTATCATTGTTGCTAATGAGCCGGCCAAGACGAATCGCTGGCTTTTCTATATAAATATGGCAAAGCCACGACAAGGCCAGTAACACCATAAGCAAAACAAAGCCATAAGCTAACAATACAAAATCGGACATGCCTTTATAGAAAAAGATTTTTTGAAAATAAGCGAATGACACTCCATGAAGGAGATATAAAGGATATGACACATCGCCTAAGAACTTTAGAACAGCATGTACATATTTAGCTGAGAGAAAATCCCCAATTAAGAAAAAAACGCCACATAAGGATGCAGTCAGCAAAACAAAGAACAATTTACTCCACCCGGTGATGATATGAATCTGATTACCACTCACAGGATATATCGAAAACGCCATTGCTATTATGGCTGCAACTATAAGCAGCGAAGTTTTATTTTTTCCAACATAAGGCAGTAACACCTTCGCCAACATAACACCCGAAATGAAGAAGTAAATCTGATTGACAGGATTGATGTACAGTTGCCATTGCTTTGCCAACTCCTGATTAGCATCCAGAAAATAGAATGTGTTATGTATTAATGTGACCAGCAAAACAATCCCCATCAATACAAACGATATTAACCCCCTTGTGGCAAAAATAATCAAAGGGAATAAGAGATAAAAAACAACCTCATTACCTATTGACCACCCGCCCATAATTAGGTACTCGGTTGGATTTGTAATTCCAAATATCAGAAATATGTTTTGCGTATACTTCCAGATATCAATAGAGAAGCCACTTATAAAAACCACGCCAAAAATAGTGTAGAAAATGAGTGCGACCCAATAGATTGGGGCAAGCCTAATAAAACGCCGAGTTATAAACCCCACATATTTACCAGCACTCCATGTGTCATTTTTATGGGCCAGATAAAGCGCCATACCGCTAATGATGTAGAAAGCTGAAACGGCATAGATTCCCAAACGCCCTAACAATGTTCCTGAGTCAGTCATACCCCAATCAGTAAACTGGTAGCTGAAATGATAAAAAACAATGCTAAGTGACATCACACCGCGCAAGTAGTCTATTGATTGAATGCGCATAGTTTCCCCTTAAAAAATTATGCGCACAAAATATCACATTGCAGCGGAATCATAAATTTTACGTTTGCGGCTTTTCAGGCCACACTACATCGGGAGATGTTGACGTGTCGACTCTATTAACTTGAACGCGATATTGTTTCCACTCGGTCAACTCTTGCTGTTCGTCAGCAGTGGCGATACCGAGATCAACAGCATCCTGAAGAGGAGCTATAGCTAAGGCAGCATCACTTAGCAATGTAACCCTTGTTTGCTCTGCTTCAGCAATGCTCTCTGATTTAGGTGGTGCTATCTCTGGCGGAGGGGAAAATACTCCATCACGATATGTTCCGCCGATAACCCCTTCAGTTTCAGAACATAAAACAACATCCATCCCTTTCGGCTTAACCCATTCCGACTTACCATCCCAAAGGATAGTGTTCACAATGGCACCGTCGCTATTAACAACTGCATACACGCTCATTAGGCATACTCCCAAACAATCACCACACCATCAGCACCATTTCCGCCTGCATATTCAGAGTCGGCACCATTAAATACCCAGCTTTTGGCACCTCCGCCACCTGCACCATAGGACGACGCATCAGGTCCAACACCAATCGCCGTATGAGATCCTCCCCCATCACCAAATGCAGATCGCCCCCCCATACCAGCTACAGAACCAATAATGCTGGACGTGCTCATACGGATAGCAAAAACAAATGTGCCCGCATAAGTACTCGAAGATATGTTTGCCCCAGTAACAACGGGTCTTTCATCACTTGACGCGCTAAGACCTGCTGCTGCCGCAGTGGATCCAGCCGTGAGCAATCCACCACCAAACCCGCCGCCCGCTGTCATTAAATCGCCAAAGGAAGTCATTCCCCCGGCACCACCTGCCCCCCAGCGACACCTTTACCGCCCGCACCAATAGAGACTGAATAATTATCTGCCAGTTCGGTAAAGACCGATTTCCCATAGCATCCTTCGGCACCGCCAGCGCCCAGGCTACAGTTACCTGATGTAGTTGCCTGGCTACCTCCCCCAGCGCCACCACCTCCCTGCACCTCAACAACTATCGTTTTTGTGCCCGGCGTAGGAACATAAATACCACTTGTAGTTATGACCCTGACATCAAGCAAACGCCCCACGCAGCCATTATTTACCAGACCAAGGTTTTTAAGCGCCTTGTTTACTGCCTCTTCCCCTCCCTCTGCTATCTCGGCAAAAGCTTCATTGATTTGTAAATACTGCTTATGTGGATTGCTTGCATCAATGTGTTTTTTTAACAAATTGTCGGCATAATCCTTAACTTCAATAACAGCATCATCAACATATTTACGGGTAGCCAGTACCACAGAGGGATCAATCTTGAGCGTTACCGCCTCTGTGCTACTGACGATCAGAATCACGCGAATAACCTGTACACGCCCGCTGCCTTCTTGCAACTGCGGCTTGTAGGTCTCAGCACAGTTGGCAACCGCAATCATATCGCCATCTTTATCAAACAGGCCGATTTCACGGATCCACCATCCGCCAACATCTTCCGGTATAACCTGTTCAGCAATAATCTGGTTGGTGTTTACCGGGTCGATGGTAAGCATATTCAGTTGCGCGCGGCGCAGCTCATGCGTCAGCGCGGTCTGTGCCGGATTCGGTGTCGGCAGCGCGCCGTTGCCATCGCCTACGGCCAGCTGGGTGATCTCGACCTTTGCACCCAATGCCGTGGCGTTTGCCAGTTTTGCCGCCCCGATATTGGTTAACAGGGCAAAATATTTAGTCGCCACTTGCGATCTCCACGGTATCAATTAAATGGACTGCCGCGCCGATGTAATCGCCACCGCCCACGGATATGGTTTCAGGAAAATAGGGATAAACGGTCAGCGTATCGCCGATATAACATCCCGCCCCGGCTTCGATATAACCCTGCGACTGAAGCGAGAGGGACAAGCCTGTAAGGTGGCGGCTTCTCGGCTTGGCATCGTCAATAAGGCGCTCAAGCTCAAGATAGGTTTCCTCCGTAATCCCCTGCTCCTGAATACCGATTTCAAGCCTGAAAGTTCCCGGCTCTTCGCCGCTCTGCCACCACTCGATCACGCGCAGGAGAAAGCCGAACGGTTCAACGACGCGGCGCAAAGCGGAAATAGTGCCCTTCTGACGGTGAACCAGCCAGGAGGCTTTAATCACCTGCCGTTTCGTCTGTTCTGACCAGTTCTTATCCCAGCGGTCAACTGACAAAGCCCAGGCGAGATAAGGCAGAAGATCAGCCGGACATTCGTCCGGGTTCCATAGCTTACGCAGATCAACAGGAATATCGGTTAGCCGTTCCGTCACCTTCTCTGTATTGCGCATAAAGCCACTGGCCGAAGGCGGCAGCATGTTGTTATTCATCGGTGCCCCCGGTCTCGATCGTGAAGGATTCACACCGCGCGGCCTGCGTATCAGCGATCACAATATCGCTGGCCGGCTCCAGTAGCTCCACCCTCTGCACACCCTGAACATGCAGCGCCGCCATAATGGCTGAGCGGGCAACGTCACGACCAATCTTGCCCTGCTGATTCAGCCAGGACTGAAGCGCGTCCTGCGCGGCGGTATGGATTGGCTCAGACTCCGGGCCGGGGTAGAAATACAGCAGCGCGTTAATCTGATAATTTACGATTTCTGCCGCCTGAACGGTCAGGCGGTCGGCAACGGGGCGCTTGTCGTCAGCAGACAGCGCCTTATCCACCGTCGCCAGCAGTTCCGCGCTGGCGGTGCCGTCGCCTTCGGTGGACAGCACAGAGACCACCACCACGGCAGGCGACGGGCTGATCGCTTTGGCGTCCGCCACTTTGCCGCTGGCACTTTTGGCAAAATATTCATATGCGCCGGTTGGCCCCGCCACGCTAAGCCCTTCAAATGCAGCCTGCGCACGTAAACGTAAGGCGGTATCGCTTTCCGTTACTGCGTCAGTGGTTGCCGTCTCCGGGGTGATAATCAGACGTTCGGTGTTCAGGTTGCCCGCGAGATTATCAAGATCGGACGATACGGCATGGCTCAACATGCACGCCGCCGCACCGTCATTAATCCGCTGCCTGAGCATCATTTCACGGTAGGCAACCACCTGGGCGATCACGTTCAGCGGTTCGGATTCCAGCTCCAGCGCTGCGGCAACGGATGCCTGCTGTTCCTGCGGAAATGCCGCAAGCATGACGGCTTTGACCTCGCCGAGAATGACTTCAAAGTCCAGTACTTCAATAATTTGCGGCTGCGGTAGTTGCGATAAATCAACTGTTGCCATTACTGCCACCCCTTAGCGTCAGCGCAGTGCCTGCCGTCTGCATGGTTTCGGTGATAATGCCGACCAGTTCAGCGGTAACAGCGCCACTCTTTGAAAAACTGATACTGATGCCATTCAGGGCAATACGTGGCTCCCACATCGTCAGAGCGATCACCGCCGCGCTCATACATTGCAGGCGCGTCACTTCGTTCTGTGGTTCATCCAGCAGATCGGGGATCATGCTGCCGTAATCCCGTCGCATCACCCGACTTGCCAGCGGCGTGGTCAGTATGTCGCGTACAGAATTCCACAGCTGATCGGTATCGGTAAGCTGCCCCGTGCCGTCCGGGTTCATGCCGGTATAGCGGACTGTCATTTCGGCCCCCCGGTGTTGCTGCTGCCACCCTGCACACCACCATGTACGTGCGAATGAACCGTTACCCCGTTAGATGAAAGCGATCCGCCAGAATGGGTAACATTGCCTTTCATCGTGCCGCCTTCCGTCAGTTCGAACGTCCGCGCTTTCAGATGGTCGGTGCATTCCACTACCGGCGTTTCAAGCGTGACGCTGGCAGAGGCTTTGATATGTGCTGTTTTCATGCCCTGCGCTTCCAGCGCACTGGCCTCTGCGTCATAGCGGAAAGAGGCACCGTCCGGCGCTGTCAGCACAATCTCTTTCAGGCTGCTGCCCGGTGCAGGGTGATCGTTGCTGTAGAGACTGCCAATAATGACCGCTGTTTCAGGGTTGCCACCGATACAGCCCAGCCAGACCTGCTCACCGACTGAAGGCGGCACCCAAATACTGAATGCCCCGGCGCGCGTGGTGTTCCAGCGCAGCCAGTCGGTCTGAAGCTCGCCGCTTTGCACGCGCACGCGCCAGCTCTCTTCATCAACGTCAATAACGACGCCGACACGGAGGATATTTTCCAGCAGGCGGATCAGTTCAGCGCTCATCGTGCGGCACTCCCCAGGCTGTTAACCACCTGTTCCGTAATCATCTGCTCATCGCCAGCGGTAAAGCCCAGCAGCTCACGCACCGGATATTTAGCAAAAGCTCCCGGCCCGACCTGATCGCGCTGGCCGTACTGGTGCACACGCGCAATGCGCGCGGCCACGCCGTCATAACCCACGGAAGTCCCGCCAGCATCAGCGCGCATTTTGAGAAAGCGATAACTGCGCAACCGCTGAAACATCGGCACTTTCTTCGCAGTGCTGCGGCGCACTGAACGCGTATTGATCTCGATGTAACGCTCAATATCGCTGCGGTAAAACGTGCGAATATCGTTGCGCTCTTCGTCAAAGCCGGTAATGGTGCGTCCGTATTTCCCCCGGCCACCGTGCCAGTTTTTGAGGCGACGGATCTCACCCTGCCAGACAAACACAATACCCTGCTGAGAACGCAGCACCCTGCGGCGGCGGGCAGGATATGGCGAGCCTTCCGGGCTTTGCTGCGCTTTGATGCGCTGTTGCTGGCTCTTTCTCAGTGCCTGACCAACAGCGCGGGCGGTGCGAACACGTCCGGCCTGCGAGGTGCCTGCGAGTATGTCGCTGAATACCTGATCCAGATCACGGAAGAGATCGTTACTCATGGGCTTCAGCCTCCCATGTCACATCCTCAAAAATGGTGCTCCAGTCTCCGTCCGCTGACGGGATGCGCGGTTTAGGTTCCGGTAAATGCTCCGCCCGGGGAATGCCGTTCGCATCCAGAGTGACCTTCACGCGCTCGCATAGCGGCATTTCAAACAGAATGTCGGCGGTATCGTCGTTGTTGATAAGGGTCGTAAATTTAACGTCCCGGTTCTTCTCCGGGTTCAGCAGTAGATCGGACTGGTTGTGCCAGAGCCATGCCATTAACGGCAGCGTGAAATCATCAATATCACCGGCAAAGTTCATCACAAACAGTACCAGGGTATAGCGGTACATAAACGACGGCGTTTCGCCGGTCGTCTCGATATTCCCTTCTTCCACAAAGACGGTGAAGGCTTCAGGATTGGCCCTGCACCATTTGTTTGCGCGGGTCAGGGTATCGCGCAGTGAATCAGCTTTCAGCATGGTGATACCTTCTCAGTGTCCAGAACGTTCAATCGCAGCCGCGATGATCAACAGATAGATAAGCGTCCAGTACGGGTGAGCACTCAGATAGTCGAATAAGGTCATTGTGTTGCCCTCGCGTGGTCAGTCAGTCTTTTCAGGCGGCGCAGGTCGAGATCGGCTATCGCTGCCTTATCGGCGTTGCAGGTATCCAGCGCATCGCGCAGGCGATCACTCCAGATAGCTATCGCGCCCCACGTTACCGGGGCGGTCAGTACCGGCGCTGGCGTTGCTGCCGTCAGGCTTTCCGGCACCGGTTCGTGCACGATTTTCATTTGTGGCTGCGGCGGTACGGTGTTGCAGGCTGTTACTGACAGAAGCAGGCACAACAGTACTGGCACACGTATCGTCTTTGATGGCATCGCGCATGTTTTCACGTCGCTTTTCTCCCTGGGCGTTTCTTTGCTGTTCAGTTGCCCGCAACTGTGCAAGGACTTCGCGGGCGTCAGCAGTCAGTGCTCGCAGCTCTCCAAGTACCTCACCATTACTTTTCACCTCGCGGGAAAGCGCTTCATTGCGAACGGAGTCTTTTCCGCGTTGATGTGTCTGCCAGAGCAGGCCACCAGAGGCCAGCGCCAGCAGCGCGCATAAAATGGCTGTAATCTTCACTTTCCAGCCTCCACGTCACGCAGGCACCACGCCTTAAAATCCGTTCTCCGGTTAACCAGTCCCTGGCTGCGTTTACCGCCGCTGTTTACAAAGTCCGTCAGCCGGTTACACATCGCCTGCCATTCATGTGCCTGCGCCTTCTTCCAGATGGTCGTGCGCTGTTTTCGCTTCTGACTGTCCGTGAACCACATCAGGCCAGTACACCCCACATTAAGACCGGCATCCGTCATGGCCTCAAAGACGGACTGTGGCATATACCCGCCTTCAAAATTCTGGTTGATACAGTTTTCAGCGTGCCGCATATCGTTAATCCAGCGACCGGCGATCTCGCTGTCGCTGTACTCCCGCTTTTCAACGCGGCCCGTCGAACCAATCCCGACCGTCAGCACGCCAGCCGTACAGTAGTAGGGCGTGTTCCGGCAGTCTTCCCAGCCAGCAATCTTTTGCTGGCCTTCCGGCGTGGTGCGCAACGTGCCCGGACTCAGCGTGATACCCAGCGCAACAATGGCCGCAATGGAGCATTTTTTAATAAGCTGTTTCATCTTCCGGCTCATTCTGTTGCAAAAGGTCAAGCGCCCGGCGCTCTGACTCACTCATTTGCCTGTGTTCTGCCTGTTCCAGAATCTGGTTAATCAGTTCGTTGCGACGCTTTTGCCCCCGTTCGATGCGGGCGCGATAGAGCCATCCACGGGCACCAAAAACCATCCCGACGAGAAGACCGGCCAGCGCAATCTTTTCGCTCAGCGTCATTACGCCGATACTCGTGACCATTGCTGACATAGTGAATGTCAGCCAGTCATTCAGGCGCTGAAAGAAACTTAACCCCATAGCTGCACCATCTCCTGTGTCGCTTTATGCGCGATTTCCGGCAGTTCAATCTCCTGACCGGCATCAAGAAAAATCTGCTGGCTCAGTCCGGGATTGGCAGATAACACTTTTTCGGTCACGCCCTGCGTGGTGCCGTAGTGACGCCAGCAAAGCAAATCCACCGTATCCCCCTGCAACGCTTTCACTTTCATCAGCAAAGCTCCGCATAGAGGCGCGGCGTGTCGCGAATGTCGGCGATACTCCAGCGGGCATCCCGCCAGAGATCATCCCGTTGCAGGTCAAGCGCGGCGGCGTCTTTGTCGCCTTTCGCCGTGGTGTCAACGTCGCGATAGCCTTCAAGTACCAGCGCCCTGGCAATCGAATAGACCGCACGGCGGAAGCGGTACACCTTCACGTTTTCACCGTTGATCATCAGCTTTTCCGTCTCACCTGACGGCAGGGCTGAAGGCACATCTTCCAGCGTGTGAAAGCCGGCTTTGACCTGTCCGGCACGCCAGTCCAGCAACTGCGCGGTGACATGGGCCACCGCTTCCGTGGTGACATGCATCAGCCTGGACGTGGTGATACCACCTGTGATGCGCGCGGCCAGACGAAGATCGGCAAGCTTAATCACCGGCCAGAAGCCCCCGGCACTGACGGTGGCATCACCATCATCAACATCGGGCGTATCGCTGTCGGCAGGCAACACACGCTTATTTGCCACAAGGCTGCTCATGCACTTATCTCCCATAAATCAGGCGGTGGGCGGGTGGTTAAAAGACCGTAAACGGGCAGATCTCCACCCGCGCCGCCTGTCGGACGGGGCCGAAGTCGTTAATTCTTTTTCTGGCTGGCAGGCTTGCGCTTTGTCGCTTTGCCTGTAGCCGTCTTAGTCGTGGTTTTACGCGTCGTCGCTTTACCTGCTGCGCTGGCGGTGGCGCTCTTTTCAGGAACGGTCTCAACAGTACCGTCAGTTTTGTCGGTGCTGGCCGCACCGCCTTCACCCGTACCGCTATCCGCAGACAGCTTCTTAACTTCACGGGCAAGCGTGGCAATCTCTTTTTTTACCCCGGCGTTGGGGTTGCGCGTCAGCGCCTCACGGAACAGCGCCAGCGCTTCCGCTTTGGTCGTGATATCAGTCGCGCCACGGCGAGCAAGTGCACGGGCCTTGCACAACTTGGCGCGCACTACATCCGGCATATCACTGTCGGCGACAATGTCCGCCACTTCGTCAAGCACAGCTATACCGGACGATAAATCAGCGTCAGCATCAGCAGCCGCGAGCGTCAACAGTGGTTTGCTCATTTCTTCGGTCAGGAATGTTGCTGCCGTGCGGTTGAAGTTATCCGGCAGCGTCAGCCCGTGGCGCACCACATAGCGTCCCAGCTTCATCGCGAGCACATAGTCACGACAGTCAATCGCCCAGACCATCAGCCGGGTAATGACTTCATCCTGCCGCCCGCTGTCGCCGTCGAGCGTGCCTTCAATCCATCCCTCGTATTCAGGCAGCATGGATTTTTTCATTTCGGCTTTGGTTTCTTCGGACTGCACGCCGCTAAGGCGGGACAAGTCCATACGCAGGCGATGCAGAATTTGCTCATGCGCGGTGCGCTGGATATCGGATTCTTCATCCGCCTGGCCCCGGCGTTCTGCCATGACCTTCTGAAAATGTCGTTGTGCCGGTGTTAACATCGTCACTTCTCCCCGTCATGGCGGGGCAATGCCCCGCCGCTTCTGTCACTCGCCTGCCGGTTCGGCCTGGGCGAACTGAATGCCGTCAATGAACGCAACATTGCCGTAGTCTTCAATGACGAAGTCATCATTTGAGGACTGATACGTTGCGACACGGTTGTACTCCGGCTCTTCCTTGATCGTCCGGCGCAGACCGCCACGCTGGTAGTAGATCGACAGGTTTTTGAACGGCGTGATCAGTACGCCATTTACCGGGAAGTAAGGCGCGATAAAGGTCGGCATATTGCCTACGCGCTCCTGCGCGACAATCAGCTGACCGGCCAGCATTTCAGTATTCGGGTTGGTCTGGCTTAACGCGTTGATAGCTGAGAAATTGCTGGTAGTCAGCAGGTCGCCCGCCAGAATCACCACGTTATCCGGGTTACGCTTGTGCCACTCATCCATCAGGGTGTTTTTGGCGTCGTACACCGCAGCGCCAATGTTGCCGTAGGTGCCTTTCGCTACAACCTTGTTATCTTCATCGCGAGAGGTGATCGTCACATTAGAAATGACGCGGTGCGGCGCTTCCTTACGGATTTTTTCCAGCCAGCCAATGCCACAATCCTGCAACAGCGGGTTAGCGGCGCGGTCAGACGGATCGCTGTACTTAACGCCGTTAAAGCCAATCATGATGCGATCGAGCGACATCTGACGGGCCATTGCCTTGCTGATCAGCGGCTGGAACTCCGGCATGTGCGCCCACGTATCAAGCTGTTCATAGCTGATGCCATAGTCATAGTTGACCTTGCGGCACATGTAGTCGAGCGGCTCCATTGAATGATTTGAGCCTGGGTTGCGGCGACTGGTGACGCTGTTGTTTACGCCAGCCATCGGGCCTTTACTGCCGATCAGGACTTTCTGTCCGATCTGCTGGTTGACGCCAAACACGTTAATTTTGCTCAGGAAAGAATCATCCTGCTGCGCGGCCTGCTCAAGGCGCTGCTGGCGCGTAGGATCTACGGCAAATTTTGCAGCAACAGCGGCGGTTGATACGCCGTTGAGCTGTGCCTGCCGGGCGATGTACTGATCAAATAGCTGGCGGGTATTGTTATCCATGTTCTCTGCTCTCTTTGTGAATATCAGTAATCAGCCAGTTGCGCGTTAGCGCCACCGCTGGCGGGTTCCCGCTGGCTGAAATTGGCGTCAGTACTTCCCAGCTTGCTGGTCAGCGCGGCAAGATCGGAGGTCAGCTTCTGGATGGCCTGGCTGTCCTGCTCGCGGGCGCGGCTCAGGTCGTTGAAGCTGTCCAGCAGATCGGCATGGGATTGGGCGACGTTCTCCACGGCATCACGCACCTGGCTGAACTGTTCACCGTCAGATTTGCGGCCTTTGCCGATAATCCCCATGACGCGCCCGAACCACTGCTTACCTTCATCGCTGCGCTGCTCTGCCAGTTCGATAATTTCAGCCTCAATGGCATCGGTGAACAGCGGGGCTTCACCCTGCTGATTGTTGAAGGACATAACCTGCTGACGCTGCTGCGCAGCAAACTTCAGGCGCTCGGTGCCGAGACTCGCCGGGGTATCGGTCATCGCCAGCCCCATGACATAAGCCTTTCCGTTAAGCGCAAACTGCGGGTGCAGTTCAATGCTGGAGTAAATTTTCTTACCTTCTTCCGTCAGTTTTTTCATGCGCTCAGAAGGTTCGATCTCGGCGTAAAGCGCGGTGCGTCCGGCAAGCGGGCCTTCGTTGATATCTTCCGCACTCAGCGCCGTCACATCCCCCATCGCGCCGAAATCACTGCCGGGGAAAGGCGAAAGATAGTGCTCCACGTTGACGCGTGCGCCGTACACGTCCGGGCTGTAGTTTGCTGCTGCATCACGAAGGTGCTCAGGGCGAATTTCGCGCCCGTCAACGGTGGCACCGGAGACGGCAACGCGGAATTTCTTACGGGCTGGTTTAGCTGCGCTAGCCATGTCGATAATCCTGTTGAGTGGTTTCTGTACGGCCATGATGGCAGAGCGTAACTTGCTGTCTCAACGAGGTTTTGTTGTCGGAGGAAGGCCAGACCATAAAGGGGGCGATAGCGGGATCGCGCGCGGGGTAATCTTCACTCCATAAACGGTGGAGGGCAGATGATACAGGACGCTTTTGTACGTCAGAGGGCAAAACAACTTTACTGGCAGGGCTACCCGCCAGCGGAGATCGCACGCCTGATGGGGATTAATCAGAACACAATTTACGCCTGGAAGAAACGCGATGAATGGGATGAAACGCTGCCCGTCCAGCGCGTCAGCCAGTCTATGGATGCCCGCCTCATCCAGCTTACGGACAAGAAAGACAAGACCGGTGGAGATTTCAAGGAAATTGACCTGCTGACCCGGCAACTGAAAAAGCTGTCTGATGGACAACCGGCAGGGGCTGGCGCGGGCAAAAAGCCGCGCAAACGCAAGCTGAAAAACCACTTCACCGAAGAACAGATCGTCGCGCTGCGGGAGAAAATACTTGATTCCCTTTCGTGGCATCAACGCGCCTGGTATGAGCAACGCCACCACCGAAACCGCATGATACTGAAGTCCCGCCAGATTGGCGCAACCTGGTACTTTGCACGCGAGGCGTTGCTTGATGCGCTGCGCGATGATGTGAAATACCCGTACCAGCGCAACCAGATATTTCTGTCTGCATCCCGCCGTCAGGCTCACCAGTTCAGGGGATTCATTCAGAAAATGGCGGAAGAGGTGGACGTTGAGCTTAAGGGCGGTGACAAAATCGTACTGAGTAACGGCGCAGAGCTGCATTTCCTCGGCACGTCCGCTGCAACGGCGCAGTCATATACGGGCAACCTGAAGTTTGACGAATTCTTCTGGGTCAGCAACTTCACCAACCTGCGAAAGGTTGCAGGGGCGATGGCTACGCTGAAGGGGCTGACGCGTACCTACTTTTCCACGCCGTCAGGTGAAACCCATGAGGCTTACCCGTTCTGGACAGGCGATCGCTGGAATGAGAAACGCCCGAAGGCACAGCGCAAAGCATTTGATGTGGGCTGGAAAACGCTGAACAGCGGGCTGTTGTGCCCGGATAAAACCTGGCGTCAGATTGTCACCCTGAAGGATGTGATAGACCACGGCTGGGAGTACACCGATCTTGAAGAGATTCAGGATGAAAACAGCGAGGATGAATTCCGCAACCTGTACATGTGCGAGTTCGTTCGCGATGGCGAGTCAGCTTTCAACCTTAACGCCCTGATTGGGTGCGGCGCAGATGGTTACGACGAATGGCCGGACTGGAAGCCTTTTGCGTCCAGGCCGATGGGTAATCGTCCGGTCTGGATCGGCTATGACGCCAACGGCAGCAGCGGCAACGGTGACAGCGGCGCGATTTGCGTTGTGGTGCCGCCACTGGTGCCGGGCGGTAAATTCCGCACGGTAGAAACGGAACAGGTGCGTGGCCTTGAATTTGAAGAGCAGGCAAAAGTTATCGAAAACTTCACCTTCAAATACAACGTCCAGCATGTCGGTATCGACGTGACGGGCGGTAACGGTGAGGCCGTTTACCAGATAGTGAAGAAGTTTTTCCCGATGGCAATGCCTTACACCATGTCAATGACGTCAAAGCGTGCCCTGGTGCTGAAAATGCTACAGCTGATCCGCGCTGGCCGCTGGGAGTATGACCGCAGCGAGCGCGCCCTGATCAACGCCTTTAACTCTGTTCGCAAGGTAAAGACGCCTGGCGGATTCATCACCTATGACACTGACCGCTCGCGCGGCGTCAGCCACGGTGATTTAGCCTGGGCGAATATGCTCGCCATTATTAACGAACCGCTGGGCCAGGAGAGTGGCAGCGGCGGGTTTGCTATGGAGTTCTGATGAAGAAGCGCACCTACAAAAACAAACACACTGCCAGCAGTGGCAGTGCCGGACAGCCTGATATCTCTGACGCGCTCAGAAGCGATCCGGCGCTCAGCGCCTTCACGTTTGATGGGCCATATTCAGTAACAGACGGCTATGATCTGCTGGACAGCATGTGTTGCGTCGATAATGGCCGGTACTATGAAACGCCAATAGACTGGAAAGGGTTAACCCGTGCGTTCGCACAATCCCCACTACATCAGTCGGCGCTTTACTTCAAACGCAATGTGCTGACCGGGTGCTATATCCCTCACCCGTTACTCTCACGTCAGGCGTTCTCTGCGTTTGCGCTTGACTGGTTTGTCTTCGGCAATGCCTATCTTGAGCGTCGGTCTAATCGCCTGGGAGACCCGCTCAAACTTAAGCATGTTCCGGCACTGAACACGCGACGGGGAAGCGATCTTGATACCTATTGGTTTATCCGGCAGTGGAAGGATGAATACGAGTTCAAGGCGGGCGAAGTCTGCCACATCATGAACCCGGACATTCATCAGGAAATCTACGGTATGCCGGAATACATGGGGGCGCTGCTGTCCGCCAGCCTGTCACATTCCGCCGATAAGTTCCGCAAACTCTATTACGACAACGGATCCCATGCCGGATGTATTCTCTATGTCGGTTCGGAGAAGGTGGATCAGGAAAGCATAAAGGTGGTGCAAAAGACGCTGTCGCAGGCCAGAGGGAAAGGCTCCTTCAAAAACGTGCTGATCCACGCGCCGGGCGGCGGCAAGGACGGCGTGCAACTGTTACCGTTCAGCCAGATATCGGCAAAGGATGAGTTTCTTAACATCAAATCAGCAACGCGCAACGATTTGCGCGACGCTCACCGCATCCCGCCGCAGCTGATGGGTGCAATGCCGGAAGGCAACGGCTCGCTTGGTGATGTTGAGAAGGCCGCGCGCGTCTTCGCTATCAACGAAATGTTGCCCGTGATGGAAGCCATGAAGGGAGTCAATGACTGGCTCGGTCAGGAAGTGATCCGCTTTAATCCCTACGCTCTGCTCAAAGACGAGTAACCCGCTCCACCCGCCGCACATCCTGCGGCGGTTCTCCTTCAGTAATTTTCAATCCTCGCATGACCGGCCACCACCTGAGTACCACTCGGCACGACCGTTAACGCCCCTTACTCAGAGCGCATGAGCGCCATTCTGGCAGGCGCAAACTGCAAACGACCCCGCACACACCCAGAAGCAAGAAAAGGCGCTGAGAGGGAGAAACAGGCCGAAGAATGGCAATTAAAGGCATCCCCTCCCTGCCCCCTGTCGCGTGGGCTGTTCCCCCGTCACCTGCGCGCGACATTTGCTTCGTTTTTTGTGCATTTGCCGATCTGGGGTCAGACCGCGCCACCACAGGGCGGAAAGGGCATAAACAGCATCAAAAAAATTGTGCAAATTTGTGCACTATTGTGCAGTCATATACCCATAAAAAAATCCCGCCGAAGCGGGACTTATTAGCCTCAAGATGTTCAGGCTGTTTTCATTCGATATGCAAACATAGAAATTACATTCTCTGTATCCACATCTGACGCAAAAGCCAAAGTGTTATCATTAGCAAGCTCCGCCAGCATCGTAGGAGTTATGCTCAAACGCTGGGCTAAAGATTCAATATCCACAGACAAATCTGTTAACAAACATTTCATTGCTCTATTAAAAAGCTCTGGCTTCTCGATAGGTATCAGATAATCTTCTTTCTCATCAATAGCCTCACCCTTTCGCTTAAGACCGAAAAAAGCAGTTTTATATTGAGAATCTGTTAAAAGTCCAAGTTGATGTGCTCTATAAATGATCGCAGCCTTACTCACTTTCCAAGTCAATTTAAACTGGCTTAGACCTTGCCAGTCAATTCTGCCGCCGATCGGACGCGGAAAGTATTTAGCCATAGCTGTTCTTGGCAAAAGCAATGCAGATGCAAAACGGTTAGCCTGCGACTCAGTTGCCCTGTCTCCGGTAGAGACCCCCTCATGCAAAATTAAGTGCGCCACTTCGTGAGCGATATCAAAACGCTGGCGGCAGGGGGACTTTTTAGCCGTATTCCTTACGATAAATGGGCGGCTCAAAGGAACAGAAAGAGCATCTACATCGTCAGAAACAGAGTCAAAAGAAGTAACAAATGCCCCCAACTTTTCAGCAAGGCGAGTCATATTATCTATCGGCCCAAAGCCTAAGCCCCAATCACTGCGGCATTCCTCTGCGGCTTTTTCTATATCCTCTTGAGTATTCACCCTCCGTTCAGGAAATCTTACTGGCGGCAAATCCAGATACTCTTCAAACACTTCAATAAGGCGTCGATACAATTCAGCTTTGGCGAGCGTCGCCAACTTTGTTGCCACTCTCGTAGAACTACGCTTGCGGAAGTGAACGATCTCTTCATTTACAGGAGACTGCCCTTGCTCTTCAAAAAACTCAGGCATAACCAGCAAGACGGCAGCTAATTTATTCGCAAGCTCGGGTGTTGGAACAGCCGTGCCGGATTCCAGCCGCTGAATATACTGGCGGGTCTTATCAACCCGCTCAGCTACTTGCTCCAGTGATAGCTCGTGATACAGACGAGCCAACCTTAAATTAGAACCGTTAAACACTTTTCACCTTCTGCTCATTAATCGCTATCGCTTTCTTTTTCTTCCTTTTCGGGAAGAGAAGGGCGAATGTCATCAAGCTCAATTTTAACAGACTCTGGCGGCGTATCATCCGTAGAATGCAACAATGCAGTTGTTGGTTCATCGTTGTATGTCCACTTGGATACTTCTTCATCCAAAGCGTTATATCCAATAAAATGTACCTTAGCGCCCTCACCCTCAAATTCAGGCTTCTCAACAACAAAGCGATGTAGAACGGGAATGTTTACTTCAGGAGCAAAAAGTTGATCCGCTGGGTTCCTGCGATAAAAACCGTCTTTTTTAGGATTCGCTGGATCATCAGTGAAGAAGCGAACAGGAATTGTATCAATAGTAAAAGTGATGTCTAAACCAGCGTTAGTGAGATGAAGCCAGTCGTACTCACCGCTTAAACACAAATCAATAAGTAACTGCCATTGCCGACCAAAAGTACAAGTAGAACGTGTATAATTGTTATCCAATGTGGTAGAAAGTTGAGCGTAGGTATCATTTAAGACCTGTAACAATTCTTTAGCAATAATTGTTAAACGCTCTTCTGTTAATTGCGGGTGAAAGTCCCAAGGTAAAGGCTTCTTAGACATCAATACAAATCTCCATGAGTGCAAATATCAAACTTTGTCAACCTGAATGATGGTGCATATCTTTTATTTTGTCAACTAACCCCTGTTGATTTTTACAGCCACTTTCCAGCGATTGAGAAGTTCGTCAGATTTTTTCTTAACTGCCATTTTTTCAGATGCTAATTTACCTACCCCAGATGCAGCACGGTTACTGGAAACTAGCCGCCCGTCCTGCACTGTCAGGACGAGATCACCGCATGCCATTGACGCACCGGCCATCATCGATCTGACCATTCCAACGCTGGCGTCGATACCACGCAGCGCCAGCAATTCACTGATCTGCTGCTCTTTCACGGATAGCCCGGCCTTCTCTTCCCGTTCCGGTGGCCGCTTGTTACGCTTACTTCGCACTTCGTCACTAAGCCGCTGCGCCAGTTCTCGCTTTTCCTGCCGTGAAAGCGCATCAAAATTCACCGTCTCGCCCACTTCGTGATCGGCATGTTCAAGACCGTCTGCACCTGTCGCGGGATCCCGCGTACAGTTATTGACAGAACTCCGAGGGGCGGCGTTGCCGCCTGAAAAACCAACGTCAACGGCCACACCGTCAGCGCTCTGACGCTTCGGCACGATTTTGTATTGAGTGGTGCGGGTGAAGATCAAAGAGTTATTGCCCGTAATCGGGCAATAGATACCGGTGATTCGCTGAACGTCATCGCCGTAGGCGTTGCCGTTTTCGGTTGTTTCATAGTTCAGTCGGATGCGCAGCTTATCGCGCTCAACCAACGGGCCACCCTGGGCTAACACGTAGTTATCCCACTCACCCTCGTTAGCAGCCTGCCGGGCGGTTTCCAGTTCAGGGTGTAACACCAGTTCACGATCACCCAGGCGGCGAAGCTCGCGATATACCGTGACCGGCGCACCGCCGATCTGCTGAAACTGGCGAATAGACCAGCGTGACGCCCACGCGCTAACGCGGAGAGACATTTCTTTCAGATCTTCACCGGTTTCGTCGTCCTTCTCGCCATCCAGCGCGAAGCCGTCGATATTCTTCGAAATGTATTTCGCTATATAGCCGGTAGCGCTGCCGTGGGCTTCATCGATCGGCACAACCTGAAAGCGGTTTTCCTGCGCTCCCGGTTCGTTGCCGTCTTCTTTCAGAGCATGTTTACGGAAGATTTCACGCGCCTGCTCAACGCATTCCGGGCGCATAAAAAGAAGCAAATGCCAGTGCGGCGTTGCATCGTGGTGCGGTTCCACCACACGAAAACCAAAGACCCGGATACCTTTTCTCTTCCACGCGGCGCGGGTTCTCGCCCAGACTTTGCAAAGATATTGCTGCGTCTCGCGCGGTGACGCACCACGGTATTTATTATTGCGAAGGCCATTGTGCTGCATGGAGTGATAACGGGAAGGCGCTGTCAGCGTGTAGAAGTCACCGGCCAGCCCTTCCAGCTTCGCCAGTTCTTCAAATCCGCGCATTCTCGTCATGAGTTCGCGGCGACGGTTGGCCGGATTGGCAACACTGCCGGCGACTTTATCGATCAGTGAAATGCGTTCGCCCGTGTCCTGATCTTCCAGTTCCATAGCCTTGAGGTATTCACGGTTAGCCTTTTTCTGGGCCAGCCATTCCGTAAGACACGGTGCGCTACTGTATGGAGAGGCTTTTACCTGTACGTATCCCGTAGCGATCATCAAATGCTCGCGCCAGCGGGCATGGATACGACGAAGGCGGTTTAACCACCACTGCGGAGATTCAAGGCGAAGAACTGCGCGTAACGCTTCCTCCGCTTCCAGCTCTTCATTGCAATATGCTGTCCATCCGGGGATCGGTGTTTTCAGATGCACTGCCAGCGACGCAATACGACCATAGCCAGAAAGCGCCGCAAACTCTGGATCGCTGGTATGCGCCAACTGATGATCGGACTCGCGTATAAACTCGCTCGTAAAGATATCGGCAAGCGTATAAGCCAGTCTTTTTAACTCTTTTTTTCCCGCCCAGAGAATACGAAAAAGCTGATCGCGGATAGGCAGCAGAATACCGGGCATCACGCTGTCAGGCTGGTAAATGCTGTTTACGTTATCAATACGCGTTAATACGTGGCGCTCAAAGGTATTAACCAGCCAGTGATCTGCCGCTTTACGGTCTTCCACGTCCATTTCATCCAGCTTCGCGGCGAAGTAGCGGCGGACATACTGTGGAAGAGAAGCCAGGCGGCGACGCAGCAGCTTGCTGCGCTCCGGCTTTTCGTCTTCCGCTACCAGTTCACTGAACGCAATATGCTTACGCGTGCCGTCCGGCGTGAGATAGTCGAAACCATCCAGTCCCGGCGCTACATCAACGCCAATCGGCTGGTAAGGTTTGTTCCCGCCATAAGCGTAAGGGGTAGCATTGTCAGTGCTACCCGGATACGGTGGAGGCGGAGAAGGGGCGCGACGGCCACGGGTTGCCGTGGTCATTGCAAACTTTCCAGATATGCAGCTATGAACGCTTCTGCGACCGGCGCAACGATGGCATTTCCGTAGGCACGCAACTGGCCCACGCGTCCGGCAAGCCCATTAACCAGCGGCTTAAGTCCGGGTTTAACTGGCCTCCACTTTCCATCATGGCAAAAGAGCCAGTCAGCATCTCGCCAGAAACCGTTAACCGCGCAGGCAGTATCTCCACTTCGTGTGGTGCTGGCGTTCGTCCCTGCAACCGATCCGGTGAACGAATTTTCATTGCTGCCGTTGGAGTCGCCCAACCCGCAAGCTGTGCCGTCACATCCAACCGATCCGTTGAGATCTTCCCGTTCCTGATCCTTCCGCCCACATATCCGCCCTTCCCGTCCGTTGCTGTCGGAGTGTTCCAGCCCGCCAAGCAGGCAAAGTCCTGAAGGTTCGATTGCCGCCCCGCCAGCATTCTGGCTATGACCTTCTGTGGATCCTGATAAGCGTTTTTGACATTGCTCGCGTTCGGCGTCGGCCACCCAGAAGAGACGTTGCCGGATGTGCGGAGCACCGAAGCCCGCAGCGCAGAGATCGAAGCCTGCGAAGGCATACTCCGATCTTTCCATTTGATCGCGTACATCGTCGAGCCAACCGAGGCCGTCTTTGCTTGCAACCTGTTCGCCAAAGATAACGTCAGGGCGGCACTCCGATATAAGACGAAACCATGTGGGGAAGAGGTGGCGCTCATCGTCTTTGCCTTGCCGCTTTCCGCAGGCGCTGAAAGGCTGGCATGGACATGAACCTGTCCAGACGGGGCGATCATCGGGCCATCCTGCGCGGCGCAGGGCGTAAGACCATACGCCGATCCCTGCGAAGAAATGGCATTGTTTGAATCCTTTAAGGTCATTTGGGGTTACTTCCTCAATAGAACGGGTATCAACAACGCCCGGCGCGATATGCCCGGCGTCAATCAAATTACGCAGCCATTGGGCCGCAAAGGGATCGATCTCGTTGTAGTAAGCCGTCACGGTCATGCCTCCTCAGTACACTGCCCGCAGCTCTCACAGTTCCCGCAACCATCTACTTGGCATCCCTCAATGATGCCCAGCGTACCGATCACCTCTTTGGCCTTCTGACGGTTGCTGGCGTCAGTGCTAACAGAGCGCTGCACGTCAATTTCATGCAGGTGGAAGCGGTGGTAAATCTCGCGGGTGGTTTCGGTGTCACTGTTGGAAATGACCACCGGCGCGCCATATTTGCGGTTAACTTCCAGCAGCTCCGCCGCTAACTGGCGGTGGTGCTTCTCGGTGAATGGCTCGGTGTGGTATTGGGTGAAATTGGCGGTTTCGCTGGCAGGCAAGTACGGCGGATCGCAGTAGATGGCTTCATCCGTTCCAACCATCACTTTGAGGGTGTTTTGAAACGAGCTGCACAGGAAAATAGCTTTGGTGTCGTTGGCCTTCTCAGCAAACTGACGGATCTCCGCCTCAGGGAAGTAAGGCGCGCTTTTGTGCTGACCAAACGGCACGTTATAACCACCGCTCTGGTTGTAACGCACCACGCCGTTGTAGCCGTGGCGGTTGAGGTAGAGAAACAGAGCCGCGCGGGCCACATCAAGCAAGCCTTTTGTACCGTTGAAAATACGGCGGTTCTGTAAGTATTCCTCTTTGGAATTGCCGGTCGCAAAGAGCGGGCGCGCAAGATCAATCACCAACTCAGGATTGCTTTTGACCTCACGATAAAGGCGGATCAGGTCTGGGTTGATATCCGCAAGGATATAGCGGCGATAATCGGTATTGAGGAACACGGAAGCGCCACCAACAAAAGGCTCAACGAGGCAACCAGCCTTTGGTAAATGCGGCAGTAATTCAGGCATCACGCGGCTTTTGCCTCCGGGCCATTTGAGGAGGGAACGGATCATAATGCCGCCCCCATAGCGCCTTTGGCTGCGAGGCTTTTTAGGTTGTCTGAGAGCTGAGCGATCTGATTCCACACATCAGCGGCAGCGTTATGCTTTTCAGGATCGACAAGCCGATTTGAAGCATACCCACAGACAGTAAGCGCAACCTCTTCAACCGTTCTAACGTCGCGGACATTCCAGAAATTCCAGACCGGCTTTAAATCTACAGCGCGCAGTGCGTTGTAGATAATTGGCATATCGTAATCAGTGCCGCGCGCCCAGGCTTTCACGCTCGCCAGATCACAATATTCCAGGATAAACATATTTAATTCACTAAGAGCTACAGGGAGGGAGTAAGCCCCTTCTTTGATTACTTCTGCTCGTACTTCTCCCGACTGCTTAAACCACCATTTGATTGTTTCAGCGCCCAGCGTTCCGCCGAATGTCTCACTGCTTTCAATAGCAATGCGGCGGTACATTGAGGCGGAAACCTCACCTGACATAGGGTCAAAGATTGCCGCAGCAATAGACGCAATCGCCGCAGTGGGCTTGTTATCCATGGCTTCAATATCAATCATTACGTGCTTCATCTTGCTTTCTCCTGGGTGCAGGAAGCCCGGCGCGGTGATGCGCCTGACTACTGGTTAATCATTCAGTGGTTAATTGACTGCGCCATCCGGCGCGGGTGGTGGTGATTCGCGTAACGCCTGCATTTCAAGGCGCGGCGCGGCATGATCTGGAAACTCCCACGGCATCGCTGCGGCCAGTTCAGCAAGGCGCTTGATGCCCAACATCAGACTCACTTTGTCCTGAGAGCTGAACTGTTCGAAAGGCATGGTGAGATGGGAATGGGTCAGCGGCGGCAAATCTTTAAACCGCTGCGCAGCTTCGTTTGCCAGCAGGATGAGCACCTTTTTCTGAGTCTCGCCCAGGCGATTGAAACGGCTCGCCGTGTCATTGGTACGGGAAACTGAAATGCTCGACTGCAAACGGGCACGCTGTTCAAGGAACATTTGACGCCCGGATACTGGTTTTTCTTGTCCGATACTCATTAACCTATCCCCCATCACTGCCACTTATCAGGCGCACCACTCGCAAGTAATGCCTCGGATAAGTACCGGGTTTTAGCCATGCCCGGCGCATGGTTTTGTGGTAATTTCGTTATGCCGCCTTCCAGCAAGAAGCGAGCGGCATAACTACCCACCAACAAAAGGAAATAAAACGTTGGAAGATGAAAAAATTATTGAACTCCTGAATTCCGCCATTGAAGCCCTGGAATCCATAGACGCCAGACCAGCTAATAACAATGGGGTCTCGGAAACTATTCGCGATCTGGCGAATAAGATTCATAAGACCGCTTATGAGAAATATCCTCACACTGGTGGTGTCTGGGTGTTTTAATTATGTGTTCTGGCCTCCGATAACATTACGGAGGCTGTTAATGTTTTCAGGGGTAAGTTCAATGCTTACTACTAGCGGAGTTTTTATACACAGAGTTTTATTTCCATCCGTTGACGAAAATTGATTAATGCCGGGGTGATCATAATGCTGGGGTACATCCCCCTTACTTACTCGCGCAATAAACGACCTAATTTCGGCAATCGTTTCAATATCTGCATCATCAGAGCATATTGCCACGCCGCACAAATGGTGAAGGCTATGGCGCAACATAGCAATGGAGTAACCGCCTGATGATGTCCCATGCTGGTTACTCAGATGGTAAACATGAAGTATCTTATTTATTCTGGCTTCGTATTCTTCTTTCATTTTTATCTCCGTGGTTTTTAGTTTGCTTTCTCGCGTATTCTTGGTGAGTGAATTCGCCATCACTTAATAAAGTGACGACAGGTAGAAAAAGTTTTATCTGTTACTTAATGACTAAAGCAGCTTTTTGAATAACCTTGCTAAGGCACTAAATAAACCTTTGTTTATCTTCTTCGTATAAACAAAAGGCTTACTCATACCTTTAATAAAGCGAACCTTATTCGGCTCAGGTTTGAAGAAACGCCCGTCCGGGCATTCAATCCAGCCGCGTGTATTACGGTAGTGCGTGACCTGGCAACCATGCTTTAACAGGCTGGCAAGTGATGGAGCGTTATCGTTCATATCGTGTACCTGCTACAGTTGCCTACGGGCTTTTAGTTCAACTTCTTCACGGCGGGTTTTATATTCAGCAAGCGCCTTAGCTCTTTGCTGCTTTACTTTTCTACTCCGCAGGCGGATTAAAAATTGAATTAAATACAACGCAAGAACAGCAAAGAGAGAAAGCCCGATAACCATTTCAGTTTTCATAACCTTTACCACCATTCAGCCGTTCAATAGTTCGCATTGCTTCAGCTAAGGCAAAATCACGCCCATAATAATTATCAATACCGCCGTTATCATCCCGCTTATTTATCAAATACGAATTGCTTCGATTAAAAGCATTGCGCGGTGATTTTCGGATAGTGAAGCCGTTAAAGACATAAACGTTTTTGCTTACCTGAACCAATCCCGGAATGCTTCCGGCATGTGACCCATGCTGTGAATAGCGCTTTTTCATAATCAAAGCCCAATCCACAATAACCAGGCGTCGCGCTGCTCTTTCGGACGATTGAAATAAGCGTCACGCATCGCACGGTTGAACTCAGGGATGTAGATCCAGTTCTCTGCACGGTTCGTCAGTGCCTCAGGGTTCTTCATCGGTACTATCGGCAGCTTACCGTCGCGAACCATATCGCCTACTGCATTAGCTGTTTTACCAATCATTTCGGCAAATTTAGGGACTGGTACCGCATCCAGCGGATGCCGCACTTCAATCTGTCCCTCTAGGTATTTGTCTTTCATGTGTAATAATCCTCTCTGATGTTCAGCCGCTTGTAGCTGGCTGTAGCGGCTCCAGGCGGCAGCTCAACTTAGACACATATGACCAACTAACGAGGATATTAGACAGATATGGCTAACTCGTCAAGCTTAGGCGAAAAGATTCGCTTAATCAGAGAGGCGGAGGGGTTAACGAGGGCACAACTAGCTGAAATGCTTGATGTTCCCTATGGGACTCTCAACAACTACGAAATGAAGGGCATCCAAATGACTGAAAAGTTTATGGTTAATTTCACAAACCACCCCAGATTTGAGAAGTACGCCTTATGGCTAATGACCGATAAAACTGCACCTTCGGCGGGGCAGGTTTCCCCGACTCTCTCCCCTGATGGGCACGGAAAAACAATGTCGCGCCGTTCCGGCCTGAAAACTGGCTAAAAATCTGGTTTTTCTTTGCGTTAGAACAATCAGCACAGAATGACAATTTCACTGGAGGGCTTCGCTATGTCGATTAAGAAGCTCGAAGGTGGTCAATACGAAGTAGACGTTTACCCGCGCGGGCGTAATGGAAAACGCATCCGTAGGCGGTTCGATAAGAAACAAGAAGCCGTACTTTTTGAGCGTTATGTATTGGTCAACGCCGATAAAAAAGAATGGCTTGGCGCGAGCGTAGATCGCCGCACCTTAAGCGAGTTGCTAGAAGCCTGGTGGTTGCTGTATGGGCAGACGCTGGAAAATGGCGAAATTGAGAAACGACACCTGAACAAAACGATCAGGGCGCTGGGTGATCCAGCCGTTAACCGGTTGAGCAAACGCACGATAGCGCAGCACCGAAGCCAAAGGCTGGAAGGTGGGATCAGCGCGGCCACAATTAATCGTGATATCTACCGGCTTTCCGGCATGTTCAGCGCGTTGATCAAGATGGAAGAGTTCAGTAAGGAAAACCCCTGCAAGGGTCTGGAACCGTTGAAAGAAACACCGCCCGCCATGACCTATCTAACAAAGTTAGAGATCGGCAGGCTGCTGGAAACTTTGACCGGTGACGATCGGCGCGTAGCTCTGGTATGTCTAAGCACTGGCGCACGATGGGGAGAGGGCAGCACGCTGCGAGGTGAACAGGTTAACCACGGGCGCGTAACGTTCCTCAAGACCAAAAACGGGAAAAAGCGAACGGTTCCGATCTCGGAAGAACTGGAAAAAGAGATCAAGACCAGCGACACGGGGACACTGTTCAAAGTTGACTATGAAAACTTCTGTGAACGGCTCAGGCAGGTTAAACCAGACTTGCCGCGCGGACAGGCCACGCATGTGCTCCGGCACACGTTCGCAAGCTGGTTCATGATGAACGGGGGAAATATTATTGCGCTACAGCAGATTCTGGGGCACGCCAGCATACAACAGACGATGGTTTATGCTCACCTTGCCCCTGATTATCTTAAGCACGCGGTAACGTTAAACCCACTAGGTGGAGGGCTGGCAATTTGA